TGGGCGACCTCTCTGTTTACCTAGATATTTTTCTAAATCCTCAAAATTATCTTCCGACAAATCATATAATAATTGACTACCATATCTTGGATCATTGTGCTTTAACGTTATAACATCTTCCAGCATACCCGGCTCGTTAAGTATTGGATAAGAATAATTACTATAATCGCCATCTAAACCCCATAATTCATAATCTGTTAATACTCTATCTTCTTCTTCATCAAAACTTTTTATTCTTTCACGAATCTGATTCCTCCATTCTGCTCTCTGATAAATTTTCTTCTTTTTACATTGTTCCGGATGACACGCACGTTTATGATACCATAAACCAGATGACGACTTATACTCATTTGGACAATAACAGCATTTATGTTTACCTTTTTTACCCGGAGTACATATTATATTTGGTTGCTTTCCTTTTTTTGACATTAATATATATTATATTAATATTATAATCCTATATTCGGTTGTAATACTATCTCTTCATCTGAATCTTCCCTATCTTCTTCTATCATCCTTCTCCATTTTTCTCTTATATGTTTTTGTGGTCTATTTAATTTAATTCCTATTTGTTTCCAAGTCATTCCTGCTTTATATGGACTCTTACATCTACGTTTACATTCTCTCAATATATCTTCTTCCTTTTTTGTCCAATTTCTTCTTTTATATCCTGTTGACAATATTTCTCCTCCTCCTCCCACTATTGTTGGCACTATATCTTCTTCTTCTCGTCTTTTTAATATTTTTTGTCTTCTTTTACTGTAACATCTTTTATCTATCTCTTTAAATTTTTCTGGATTCTTTTTTCTCCACTTTTTACCTGATTTTCTTATTATTTCTTTCCCTTTTTCTGATTGCCAATATCTTCGCATAGTTTTCTTTCCCTTTTCTGATTGTTGATATTTCTTATTCGCCTTTTTATATACCTCTTTATTATTATTATAATATTTCTTCTGATAACTATTTTTTTTCTCTCTATTTTCTAGTTTTTTTATCATTTTATTTATTACTTCAGATACTTCCCATTGTATTGCCAATTCCATTTTTTTTCTATTCATATATTCTCTTATTTTTTATCAATTTTAAAATTGATTTAAAATTTTATATATTATTATTTTAAATACAACTATGCCCAAAAAAAAAATTAAAACTAAACAAAACTACTCTATTAATCGTGATGTTATGATTAATAATAAAATATCATTATACCAGGGTGATTGCCTTGATATTATGGATAACATTGATAGTAAATCTATTGATTTAATCATTTGTGATCTTCCTTATGGTGTTACTAGAAATAAATGGGATATTGTTATTCCATTCGATAAATTATGGAAACATTATAATCGTATTATTAAAGATAATGGTGCTATTATTCTATTTGGTAGTCAACCCTTTACTACTCTTCTTATTTCTAGTAATATGAAATATTTCAGATATTCTCTTGTTTGGGAAAAAAATAAATTCAGTGATTTCTTAAATGCTAAACGAAAACCTATGAAAACTAATGAAGATATATGTCTATTTTATAAAAAACAACCTACTTATAATATACAATATTGGTATAGCACTCCTTATACTCGTTGGAATACACAAGGTGCTGTAGATAAACAAACCAATTATGGTAAACATAAAAAAAATGTTGCTAAAAGCGATGGTAAAAGACTCCCTACTACTGTTCTTCGTTATAATAGAGTTGAAAGACCCAAACATCCAACACAAAAACCTGTTGATTTAATCGAATGGTTAATTAAATCTTATTCTAATGAAAATGATATTGTATTAGATAATTGTATGGGTATCGGCTCTACTGGTAAGGCAGCAAAAAATTTAAATAGAAATTTTATTGGTATTGAACTTGATGATGACTATTTTAAACTCGCCAATGAATTTATTTACCAGGAATAAGGGACTTTATAAATAATATATCCTTTTTTATCAATTCTTCTTCTACATTTTCTGAATAACTATTATATTTATCTCCTACTATAAACCATTTCTTCTTTGGTAACCTATCACTATTTGTTAATGTTGTATATTTCACTTTTTTATTAAATTCTTCTATCAAATCTTCTTTTACTATTTCTAACGTCTCATTTCTCTTTTCCGAAAATAGCTTATATTTTGTAAAACTATGTAATATTAATATTGGACAATCTATATTTTCTCTTTTACAATTATTTATTGTCTTTATAAATCCTAATAAAGCCCGCTCCAGAAAACAAGAATCACAATAATGACCCTTATCTTCTTCCATTGCTACTACCTTTTCATTATATAATATTGACCAATCCACATTAAATGATGCAAAATACCTCTTTTTTGTTACTGTAAACCCAAAGTATTCCCATACTCTTTTCCTATGTGCCTCAAATGCCGCACCCACTGCATCCTTTAATGCTATCCCTCCTAATGTTATATCTTTTATATCATTTTCCGCCTTTATTAATGAGTCTAGATAAAATTTAATTTCTTGTGCTTCTGATAATAATTTTGACATAATCGTTTTATACCTAATATATCTTCTCTTCATTTATTTTCAATTTTTAGTATTTCTCTTATTACTTTGACTTGTCTTTCTACTTTGTTTATATCATAATAATAATAACTTTCTGGTTCTTTATAAAGTAATGAATCTGTATTTATTGCCTCATCCTGATATATCTTCTTCCCATAGTCTCTTACTCTTCTATAATCTAATGTCTGTTCCCATTGATTATAATATAACTCTACTTTCATCTCTTCTGGTGGCTCTTCAAATGCTATTGATACTGGATTTAATACTAAATATTTCGGTTTTTCCATTAATACTATTTAAATATTTAATTATTATTAATGTATGACGCGTCATTATCTTGTTTGTGGTCTATCTGACCAATATGTGTTTATATGTATTATCTTTTTTTTCTCTCCCTTCTTTGGTTTCAATAAGTCTTCGGTTTTCCACCAAGTTATTCCTATTACCTCATCTTTATTTCCTTCACATTTTGATATATGATTAAAAAAAACTTTTTTTGTTATCCAAAATGCTTTCTTACATTTCTCACATATCAACATTTCTTCATTATCACTCATTATAATTATAAATTATATTATTTTTTAATATTCTTTCTGAAATTCTTCTATAAAATCACTCCATCCTAATTTGATTTTTCTCATTATTTGTTGTTCTTCTTTCTTTTGTTTATCCGTTATATATACTTTTTTATTATTCCTTAAATACAAATTTGTATATAAAACAAATGTTAATAGATGTTTTAACCACAATTTTTGTGTATTTTCGTTGACAATCATTAGTTTTTTTACATTATTGTTATCACTTAAATTAAGAATGTGTGCAATCTTTTCATAATATATAATCGGTGATACTAATCCTTTATCCGCCATATTGTATATCGTTTCTCTTATTTTTTTATTCATTTTCACTTCACTTGGTTTTTTTAAAAATAATATTTATTTAAATATATTCAATTTTTATTATAACAGTTATCATATTTCTTTTCTTTTATCTCTATTCTTCTTTTTAATTCTAATTCACTTGGAGTCACTCCTGATTTATAATACATTCCTGGCCTTGTTACATATAATTTTGATAATTCATCTACACACGGACATTTCACTTCATCTATTACTTTTTCACATTTTTTTAATTCTGTCATTTTTATCCAATTTATAATTGAACTTCTAGTAATACGAATCATATTTATAATTAAAAAATTATTATTTATTATTATTCAATTTATATTAATGGACACATTATATTATTTCCTTCCCAATCCAAATATGGGGCATCAAATTCTTTGTTTGCTATCATCACTATTCCCCATATCCACATTACTGTTATTACTATTGAAAGCAAACAACTACCACATCTTGTTCCTAATTGCATTCCCACATCTTTCTCATCTGTTGTTTCACCTCCAAAGGCACATCTTCCTAGGCATCCGCAAAAACACGTTAAAACACATCCCGAACCTATAACTATCCAATATATTCCGAAAATATCCCATCTTCCCATATTTCCAAATCCTGACCCAAAATACCCTGTAAATGGTATTGCTTGTAATATTATTGGTCCTAACATTTCTTTTCCTGCTTCTTCACAGCTCTGTTTTACTGTATTCCATTTCCAACAATCTATTGGATGACACCCATCTATTTTCTCATTATACAACAAACATTCTGTACTAGGACATACACAATTCGTTCCATTTGTGCCAGCATTACACGGTATTGCTTTAAACTTTTCTAATTCTCTTCCTCGTATATTCACTTCTGCTGATATCATTGTTGACCACAGCAATATAAATATTAATTGTATAATTATAGTAGTAGTTAATCCTACCATTATAATTCTAATAAAATTGTTTATTTCGTTTATTACTCTTCTATGCATATTTTATCAATAATTATATTTTCATTAATCTATTCAATTTTTTTTTCTTCGGGTCCTTTTTTTTAGTGCTCTTTTTTTTGTTCTCCTTCCACCCTTTTTTATTTTTGTTGGTTTTCCTTGTTTTACCCATTTCTTTTTTTTACTATCATAGTCATATACTTGAATTGTTAATGGTTTCTTCTTTATTATCTCTATTTTATAATGTTTTGTTTGTTTCTGATAATTTTTCCTTGACATCTTTCCACCTCCTTTCTTTGACGATGATGATGATGATGGTGTATAATTCACTTTTACTACTACATCTCCATTACCTGACTCATTTATATTTATTTTTTTCAATTCGTCTGATATCCCCTTTGTTAATGTCTTCAGTTTCTCCTGAAAAGCTAATCTTCTATTTGAACTACTAACTGATTTTGCTACTTTTGACAATATATTTCTATCTTTTTTTGAACCAGGATATGATGATCCTGACCTATTCTTTTGTGTTTGTGCTCCCTTTTTACCTGGAGAACCCCTTAATATTCTTACCGCATATTTCTTTCTTGATTTATTTTTCCTTTTTGGTGTCGTTTTTGGCATATATATATTAAATGTAGAATAAATATTTAAAGATGAATTATAATATTTTAGTTATAATGGATAGACCTTTTACTGTCTGTGAATACATTTGGCTTGATCATAATAATAATTTCCGCTCTAAAACGCGGGTTATTCATACACCTACCAAAGAATTAACTGGACTCCCTATTTGGAATTATGATGGTTCTTCTACTAAACAAGCAGAAGGTAAATCTTCCGAAGTTTTCCTTAAACCTGTTAAAGTAGCCCCTAATCCTTTTCGTAAAATGGCTGGTGGACTACTTGTATTATGTGATACTTGGGTTGTTGATAAAAAAAAGAGTCAAGAAAAACATGAATTAGTATATGAACCACACCCTGATAATACTAGAGATAGAGCTTATGATATATTCTCTGACCCTACTGTATTAGATCAAGACTGCTGGTTCGGTATGGAACAAGAATTCTTTGTAACTACTACTAATACTGGACCATATAATACTAATGTTCCTGTCGGAATGAATACTGTCGATGGTAAAGAATGGGTATCCCTTTCAGGAAAAGAACAAGGTGATTTCTATTGTGGCGTTGGTCCCAATAATGTTTCTACTAATACTAGAAAATTCGCCGAACAATTGCTTGAAAATTGCTTATATGCTGAACTTACTACTACTGGATTTAATTTCGAAGTTGCACCCGCTCAATGTGAATTTCAAATATTCGGAAAAGGCCTTGATGCCGCCGATCAACTATTATTGTTCAGATATATTGCTCTAATTACTGCTGAACAAGATAACTTATCTATCAATTTTCATCCCAAACCTATGGATGGCGATTGGAATGGTTCTGGTTGTCATACCAATTTTTCTTCTAGAGATATGAGAAATAGAGAAAATACCGATAAGTCATATCAATCTATTCTTAAAGCCATCACCAATTTGAAAAAATATCACGATAAACACATTGATAATTATGGCGCTGATAATAAATTAAGATTAACTGGTGAACACGAAACTGCCAATTGGAAAACATTCACTCACGGCGTTGCCGATAGGTCTGCTTCCGTACGTGTTCCTTCTCAAACTTATTTTGATGCTCACGGTTATATTGAGGATAGAAGACCTTCTTCTAATTGTGACCCCTATCTTGTCACTTCTCTAATAGCACAATCTGTTGTTCTTAATGGTGAAGAACCTCAAAAACCCCCTTCCCCTGTTGAACAGGTTGAAGAATAAATATAATATATTACTTATTATTAATATATTATAACCAAGGTAAAAATTTCTTATCATTATTCAACGCTTCTTTCATATCGTTTTCATTCTCTTCTTCTCTTTTTGCTGCTTCTTCCAACTCTACTTCTTCCTTTTTTATTGATTTTCTTGACGCATTAAATAATATTAAAGCTAAAGCTCCTATTACTAAAAGCGTTTTTCCTAATACTGTTTTTGGAAATATCATATATACTTTACTCTGATAATAATTTTGCACTTATTATACATTCATTCTTTCTTTCCCATTTCATTAAATCTCTATAACTATCTTCTATCACTCCTCTCATTCTCTCATTCTTCAATTCATCTTGAAAATATATTGCATGATTATTTTTTAATGGTAATATCAATGACGATGATTTTAAGGTATATGATGTTATATGATCCTGATTTAATATCTTTGTTAAACCTAAATTATGTTTACTTGTTATTGAACTTATTTCCTTATAATATTCTGTTAAATAATTTTCTATTTTTTCCTCATCAAATATATCTCTTATCTTATAATATATTGTTTCCTTATTTGCTTTTGACATTAATACATATATATAATTCTTATTTACAAAACCATTATATACTGGTATATTAGTTTTCGTTTTTATAAATACAAACCCTAAATAATATCCATTTCCTAGTTGCACTAATAAATCTAATTCATTTAGCGGTTCTATTATATAACTGTATTCTTCCATCTCTTTATTATCCATTTCTTGATTCTCTATCCATTCGTTTATTCTTTTCTTTTTTGTCCATCTTCCTAATTTTACCTCTTTCAATCCCAACCTATTGCATAATTCTTTCATTATGTATATTGAATAATTTTCATAAGTTATATTCTTTATACTATTTAATAGTTTTCCTAATAATTCTCTTGTGTCTCTCATATATTATTTTATAGGTAATTTTTTGTCATATTTTTCCTCATTTCTTGTTCTTTAAAAAAATCATCCAATATTTCTTCATCCACATCCTTATATAATTCCTTATATATTATCTCTGCTCTCCTATCTCTTCTTAATCTCTGTCTCAAAATAATAAACTTCTCTTTTATAGTAAGTCCCAGGTTTTTTATTTTTTCTGATATATTCCGAATTGATATATTTGCTCCCATATATATTATCCTTTTTTTCTTTTCTTTCCTCCTTTTTTCTCTTTTCCTTTTCTTTTAATGATTTTTCTAATTGATAATTTGTTATTAGTAATAAGCCTAATGTACCTCCCATATAATATATTTATTTTTTATTTTCTAGCTCTTGCTTCATCTCTTCTTTTAAAGTCGGCAATGACCATTCTGCTATATCCTTTTCCATCTTCTTCATATAATCTGACCAACTCTCTCCTTTTGCACATCCTGTCCATATTTGACTCTCTATCTCTAAATATTCATCTTTCTTTTGTGGATTTATTTCATGGTCTGGATTTTCTTCTTTCCATTCTTCTTCCATCACTAAATGTTGCTTTGTTTTTAAATTTCTTATACATCTCTCTATTGGACCTTTTTCTCCTTTATTTTCTGTTATTTCCTTTGATGGTTGTGTTTTCTTCCATTCATCATCATCTTTTACATAAAATTTCTTCCTTGACCTATCTGCACAATGTATCGGTCGTTCTGTTATTGGAACATCTTCTAACTGCTTCACTAGTATATTTGTTATTCCCTTCTCTGAACCATGCTCTTTTGTATACATCACATCTTCCAATTGAACCTTGATTTGATTCACAAAGTCTGTTAAATTCGGTGCATTCTTACATTTTTCATTTAAAAATACATTTATTGATATATTATTTGTTGTATTATTTGAATTTATTGTATTATGGTCTCCATATGTATTTCCTAACTTCTTATCCATTAAATCTATTACTTTTTCCAACAATTTCGCATCTATCTTATCTCCTGATGATTCTTCTTTTACTGGTTTACATTTTTTTTTATGTCGCCATAAACCATTCCTACTATTATATTCTTTATCACAAAATTCGCAAATATACACCTTTTTGGCACTATTCGGCACTTTTTTGAGAGTTTCTTGAGAGTTTGGTGACAAATCGGTGACGTTTGGTGACGCCATTTCTAAATGTTTTCTAGTCTTCAGGTGTTTTTTATAATCACTTTTTCGTGACGTATAATAGTCACAATCAGCACAATAAAATTCGTGAGAGTTTTTTGAGAGTTTTTTGAGAGTTTGGTGACGTTTTGGTAACATTTTCTTTTGAATGTACTAAATATTATATTTTTAAGCCTTTTTTCAAAAAATCAAAAATTTTTTTATCGTAACAAATTTTTTTCAGAAAAAATAAATTTCCCTACAAGATGGAGTAAATTTAAAAATGTGAAAAAAAATGAAAATAATTTTATATATTTTTTCAGAAGTACAACAACAATAATTGTTGTTGAAAATTGAATTTCATTTTTGACTTTTGGCAAAAAATGATCAAAAAAGAGACCTTTTTTTTAGTGCCTTTTTTTCAGCTGACACTGACCTCTTACGATGTTTGAAAAGTAGTTGACTGTTTTTGTGACGATTATGGTGAGGTGTTTTGAAAATTTTCCAAAACGTGAGCATTTGTCGTAACAAACTTTTTTGTAGCTGAAATTTTCAGTAAGGCCAGTAAGGGTTTTTACTACTTTACACTTTTGTTACCATTTTCAATAACAAATATTTTTGTAGCTGAAAAAGTCAGTAAGGATGGTAAGGGTTTTGAGAAAAATGAATATTTGTTATGAATTATGATAACAAATATTAATAATAAAAAAACGGGTCAGTAAGGACCGTCACAACTTATTTTTCTTTTTTTTCCTCATCCATCAACATAATAGCCATAGCAGCATAATTATGTAAATCAATAAGGGTATCACGTACACCTTCGTCTTTAACCATAGTAACATTAGTTTTGGTAATATTCATTAAACGATTAATTTTATCACCCATTCTAACAATAACACCAATGGGACCGAAATTGGCAAAGGCATCGCCATAATCTTTGTTTTTTCTTTTAAAAAGTTCTAATCCTTCTTTTTGAACAGTCTGCATTTGAGATACTCTATCCATATAAATTATAATTTAAAATTGTATCTAAATTATAATTACAATTATTTTCTTCTCCTTGTTTTTTTTCTTTTTTTCCGCGACTTTCTTCGGCGACGTCTTCCACCAGATTTTTCAGGATGTAATCTATCAGCATTCATAGCAGTAACTCTTTTTCGAAAATTTTCTCCCTTATATGTTCTTCTAAATCGTTTTCTTCTTCTTTTTTTTATTTTTCTAGTAGGTGAAGTATTAGTATCGGGTGTATAATATACGAATTCAGATAATGGACTTAAATATTGTTTTTTAGAATGCTGTAAAAGTTGTTTTAATAACTTTATTTTACCCATATTAGGAAAGGTAATTTTAGTATCTAATAAATGTTCTATTTTAAATTGAGATAATAATCTAAAATTAATAGGAGAAGTAGGACTCCTCCTGAAGGTTCTAGTTGTTCTTTTTCTTTCATTTTCTCTAGTATATCTAGCCAGTGTGTTTAATAATCTATTAATTTTATATATTGATTCTTGATTATTTTTTAATAGTTTCCAATTAGTTTCCATATCAGGATTATCAAAATCAAAATAAGTTTTAAATAAATATATATCTTCTTGTCTTTTTAGTTCTTTTTTTCTTTCATTTTGATTAATAGTAACGAAATTCATATTAATATATAATGAGAAATTAAATAGAATCTAATTGTTGTCTTCTACGAATAGGATATAATTGTTCATCTAATTTATAACGCAATAAAGAAACAATACCAGCAGTGGTAAAAACAAAGCAATGCCACATAGAGTGATATTTAATATACCTGTCATTGTAATATTCTTTAACTGCTATGCTATACATAACTATAGCGGAAATACCAGAAACGAAGAATAAAAAGGATAAACAATAAAATCGTAAAAAATATCGCCATACAGTTCTCCATTTAATAATAAGAATAATAAAGCTACATATAGATAAATACCAAGTAATAATCATTTCTTTATTCAAACTTTCCCATAAACAAACAATTAAAACAATTTGTTCTACAGCAAAACTAGTGACATAAAATTGAGGTTCTCTAACACGACAACCATATAAAACAGTTGTAAATATTAAACTGGAACAAGCATAACTATCTAATAATGCCCAATTATCAAAATCGTAATCACTAGTAAATACTTCACCTGGTGGTAAAGCGTGATGAGAATGATATAGTAAAGAAAAAGTTACCCCATATAAAAATTTAATAAACATAAAAGCACTAGGAACATCTTTTCTCATTTTCCAATTCCAAGCAAATACTCCCAAAGGAAATAATGCGGCTCCGTGAGTAATTAATAATATTTGATCATACATTAATATAAAAATATAGAAATCTTTATTATATTTTAATAATTGATTTAAATTAAATATGTGTAATTATTAATATATATGCAAACAACGGGATTAAAAAGAGGAGAAAAAGGAAATGAGAAATATTATACAAAACCAGAAGTGGTAAATAAATGTTTGGAAGAATTTAAGAAATTAAATATAGATAAAACAACAGATGTAGTAATAGAACCTAGTGCAGGAAATGGTTCTTTTACAACTAGATTAGTAGAATATAATAGTATATCATATGATATAGTTCCAGAAGGAGAAAATATAATAGAACAAGACTTTTTGAAATTAGATTTAACAGCAAGATTTCAAATACCATTGCATTTTATAGGAAATCCTCCATTTGGAAGACAATCAAGTATAGCGAAGAAATTTATAAAACATATATGCAAGTGTGAAAAAACAAAAAGCTTTGGATTTATTTTACCAAAAAGCTTTAAGAAACCTAGTATGCAACAATGTATACCATTAGATTTTCATATGGTATCTGAAATAGATATACAAGATAATGGTTTTATGGTAAATGGAAAAGATTATGATGTTCCTTGTATATTTCAAGTATGGGAAAGAAGGAATGAGAATAGATATATAGAACCTAAATTAGAACCAAAAGGATTTCATTTTGTAAAAAATAAGATGGAAGCAATGTTTGCAATAAGGAGAGTTGGTGTTTATGCGGGAAAATTTATAGATTTATTTCAAGATGGAATAAATTTTACAACTATATCAGATCAGAGTCATTATTATATACAATTGAATAACTCAATGTCATTTGATGATAGAATAAAATTAAAAGAAAGATATTATGAAATAGTAGATTTTGAACATAATAATACAGTAGGTCCTAAATCAATATCAAAGCAAGAATTTATTAAGGTATTTAATAAATTATTTTAAAATTAACGACGTCGTTTTCTTCTAGATTTGCGTCTTTTTTTACGAGATTTACGGCGTTTTCTTCTAGATTTACGGCGTTTTCTACGCGTTCTACGTCTTTTACGCCCACCAACGTAGAATTCCTGTTCGTCCCCTCTAATATAAACACTACCGTCTTGTGTTAACATAGGCTTTCTATGTTTTTTGTACATTGAAGTAGCACTAGGCTTTCCGTTGCTTTTTTTTAATTGCTCAACAACATTTTGTTTTTTTTTAGTATTAGAATTTGAACCAAATAAGTTAGAAATGAAATCCATATATATTACAATAAGAAAATATATATGATTATCGCTTTTTTTTACGTCTAGATTTACGCCTTTTTTTACGAGATTTACGTCTTTTTCCACCTCTTTTTTTAGTCCTTTTACTACTACTACTACTACTACCACTACTACTACCACTGGTATCATTGCTTTTTCTTTTTCTACTTTGAGCGGCTCTCGCTTGTTTATTTCTTCTGCTGTTCCTTTCAAATTCTTTAAGCTTATTTAATTTCCATTTCCTTAACTCTTCCTCTTTATCTATTTGTTTTAATACAGCATTTAAGTGTTCTTTCATTTTTTCACCTTTAAATAATTCTCTAGCTTGTTTTCTCTGTAATTCAGGATCTTCTCTTCTTTTAGATAGCCTATGTTTGTAATAATCCCTCATAGTTCCATCAGGCAACAAATCATGTAAGGATTGAATATAATTAACAAAATCAAGAGCTCCTTCGGTAAAAAATTGATAACGCAAGGTAGGTCTCTTTTTAATTACTTTACCTTTATGTTTGAATGGAGGTATAGATATATTTTTACCATATTTCGAATTATACCATTTAATAGCTTTTTTAATATCATCCTCTAAAATAGTTAATTGTATTTGTCCAGCTTTGTCATATGCTTTGGATTTCACGCGGGAAGGCGGGCGTTTTAAATCAAGTGTGCTATCAAAAGCACGACGAGCAATACCTCTA